TGTCCCTTATATTTCCCAAAATCAATTACTTGGTCTGCAATAGATATATCTTCCTGTTTTTCGACATCTGGATATAATTGTTTAAGCTCCTCAAAATTAACTTTGAAAAGCCTATCTGTTTTTTCTAGCCAATGAAGATATTGATAATCTATCTTATAAATGTCACCATAAGTTTTCCCCTTATATTTACCAAACATAAGTATCTCATCCGCTTTATGAATGGGAAATATTTCATCAAGCGATACACCAGGAACATCAATCAAGACCCATTCGCCACACCCGGCGCAAGGGATTTCTTCGTCTTTGATATTTGGATAACATTCTTGCCTATATGTATCATCAGGCTTACCATTTACAAAACACTTGCCATAAGCCTTACCATATTTGCCACGCGGCTTTACAGTTTCGACTAAGAAGGTTCTATCTTGATTTGGGTCAATACGTCTTTCCTCGCTGGATGAACGTGCTAACCCTAACTCACATCGTTTAACCAAGAATGGAGTTCGCTTCCCTATATTGTAATAAATACTAAAAATATTATCGTGTGGGTACATAGCTTATTTTATTTTTATTAT